AAGATATTGAAAAAGCTATTCATTATCTAGAAATGATATTAGAGAGAGATTATTCGTGAGTTTACTTATTATGTAAATATCAATGTTAAAGTTAACAATAGTGTAATAAAAATAAACATCCCAATGATCTGTATGTCCCAAGGAAAATTACTCATTATTCTAATATCAGTTTCTTAATAGTTTTTGTACCATCAATATTTATTTCTATTTCTGCTTGTGATTTAATACATTTATATAATACATTGTGAGATACACTTCTTTCTGCAATCCGTTTATGTTTTAAACATACACTTAAAGAGTCCTGGATTCGATGTTCTTTGATCTCATGATTAACAAACATGAGTAATGCAAATACTGTTTCGATCATTTGTAATTACCATTAGCTTTAATAGTACGATGTTCTTCTTGAATCTTCTCAACTGTGTTTTGTAGTTTTTCTAATTGTTTTTGTAAGAACTCGATATTAACTTTATTGTGCATGCCTTCTTCAATAGCTATTTGTATCTTTTCAATTTGCCCAGCCATGTGTTCTATTAACATAAACTGTTCGCTATCTGCTGGAAGTGAACCTAACTCTCCCCTTGGCCATTTAATAGAAAATTCAACAGCACTTTCCAAATCCTTTTCCATTAATGTTTGTTGTGTTTCAACATTATTAAGTCTTTCAATAACGCCAAAATAAGCCCATACCCCTACTGCTACTGCTATCACAATAGATAACAGATTACGCATTGGCATTGAAACGGAAGTGTTTTCAGATATTCTCAATTAGTTTCCTGTGTATGTTGAGTATCGGTAGACTGTGTTTTACAATCACATTGATTACATACATAATCAGATGCACCTGCTACACCAATATTATCGTTAGGTTTGTTGGGAATTGTGCAGTGACAAGCACTACAACACTTAGAACATTTTTTAGTTTCGTCAATCATTTTAGAGTATCCTTATTATAACTATATATAAAACGATAAAAACAAACATCGCCATTATTTGAATATCAAATGGGTGGTTTGTCATTATCTAAACATCGGTAAAGATGCTCCAGAATTATGATAACATTTTAAACAGGCTTTAGACTTATCTCCAAAAACAACAAATGAGTCGGTGTTAACCATGTCTTGGTTACACCACTTACATTTGCCTATATCAATTATTCTACTCTTTGGTTTTTTCCACGTTTTCTTTTGCATCTTTAATCGCCTTTAAGTCTTCATTGGTTTTGGATAAGTCTTCTGCTGTATTTTCTAATTTCTGTAAAGTGCGTTTTAAAGAGGAGTCTTTCATTTTGCAGGCATCTTCTAATTCATTAATCTGTTCCTTAAGAAGCCTGACTTGTTCTTTGTATTCGTTAATAATTTCTTGGTAATCTACTTTGAGCATTCATTATTTCTTCTTGAACATATCAAGCCCTGGTTTCAAACCATAGATAGATCCAAAAATCCCTACTGTTAACCAAACAAACCACGAAGGAAGAGAGTTAAAATACTCAAAAAATAAATCTAGCTTTTCCTTTGCCTGGGGATCTCCGCTGAAGACACTCCAGGCAATTAGAACTATAGGCATTATTATAATAAACAAAACGATTTCATCCTTAAATCCTTTGTCTTGAGAATCTAAGACTTTACCGCTGTATTCTATTCTTCCGTCAGCCATCTTTTCTGCATGCAAACGTGCTGCATCAGACATTAACATTTTTTGTTTTTGTCTGTTACCATAGATATGACTGCCTACTTTTAAAGCAGTTGTGAATAAACTAATTATAGGAAATGCCATTGTATTTACCTTTTATTAACTATCGTTCTTAGGGTAATTAATCCAAATATCATTCCAAAAATCCTTATAAAATTTCTGTAATTGCTCAGTGTATTTTTCAACACTAGCTTTCCAGCTTTTATAAGAAGGGAATTTAACTTCATAATTAAACATGTGTCCTCCTTTTGTTATTTAAATATTAACTTACGTTAAAAACGTTTATTTGTTTTTTAGCTGTTTTAGCTTTATTTAAAGTGTCTTTAGTTCCAACACTTTTTTTATCCCAAAAAGCTACAACTTTATCTGATGCATTAACTACATCAGTATTTCTCGTCATGGCTGCTGTTCTAAATCCTGCAGTATTAATTAATCTTTGATCTGGAGAATATATTTTTGTTGGTATATTACGAGCTTGAGCCCATTCAATACCATATTTATCAGCTCCTTTAGCTCCACCAGATATAACTAATGATGGTTTACCATATTTTGTAACATACTGATCCATATGATTAAAAACAAATTCTTTTGGATTTGTTATTTTCTTGTTCCAAATTTGTCCTGCTCTAGATGTAAAAACTCTACTGCCTACAATACCTAATTTATAACTCATTGATTATTTATGTGATCCTGTCTTCTTATCAATGGTGTAAATTTTGCCTGTCTTCTGACTAACGAAACGAAGATGAT